GGTTCATGTCCTCAATTTTGAAGGTTGTGGGGGAGATGAATTACAAAAGAGTGATGACCCAAGTTTCACTGAGAGAGAAGGCAGAACTTTGTCAGTTCATATCTGCAGCAGGATCAGATGATGGAATAGATCATGTTGCATTTGAGTTTGGGAGTGAGGCTGAGGAGAGGGAGAGAGGGGAGCTACTAAGGCAGCTGTCAGTCTCAATGTGGATACAATGCATGGCATGTTTCAACATGCAGTGCTCCGACAAAAGCTCATTCACCATAGCCCACATTGAATATTACTCCAATTTCGCTCCCGGTTGCTGGACACAGGTTCAGTACAAATTCCTTGCCCCACAATGTCAGCTATCCAAAATTGAGGACTTGGAAGGGCTAACATCTCAGGTTCTTTCAGTCTGTAGATCTGCAAAGGATGTTGGAGCGCCGCTGACAAACACAATCCTTTTGTCGTGGATCCTTTATTCAAAGTATGGGTCCATGGCAAAGGTTTTGATCTCCAACAAGGGTCAGATGGGTCGGAACAGGTTTTCTCCAGAGCAGCTGAGGCTTCCTGCTTGCTTTGGTGGGATGATTTCTGCAACAAACAGGAACCTCATCAGCCTGACCTTTAAAGACCTGGAGATCCTCAGATTTAAAACTCTGTTGGAAGAACCTCCCTCAAACCAACAATACACATTCTCAAAAAACATAGAGGACAGTGGCAGATCCCTTGGGCTATCACTACAGGAATTGACAGAGATGCTGTCTGACAGAACAAGGGTCCTTAATTTTTTGAACACTGATGAGATAACTAAGAGGGTCTCTCTATACAAGGGTGACACATCAGTGCCATCACCTTTTCATCTTCAGCACAGCAGAATTTTAACGGAAGAGGAGTCATCGATAATTGACAGGATCAGGGCGCTCAAAGAGGCACTTCCCAAGGCTGATACATTGGTTCAGGTGATGAGAAACAGTCTGACGTCGCATGAGCGACCACACAAGGTGACAGATGACATGAGGAGGTTGTACAGAATCCTGTCTTCGGAAGGAATGGTCTCTGCACTATCAATGAGTGCTGACACCTTCACATACATTAAAAAGTTCAAGAGTTTGTATCAGTCTGCATACTTCCAGAGCTCAGCAGAAAAGGTGATTGCAGATCCTGGTCAGCACAATGAGGTGGGGCAGAATTTCAGCTCAACTGAACCTGTTTTTGGAGCAAAGAGACAGACGTTCATGAACCATGTCCTTGGGCGATTGATGAGCGGGTCAGGCACTCAAAACATGGTCCCATTCTTGGAGAGGGCAGGCCAGACGGAGCGATCAATCCCAAGTCTTGATAAAACACTAAAAGATCTAGAATCATGCATCATATTATCCTCCAGAGACACAGAGACAGACAGGATGTATCTCCACAAAGTGGACATGGAGGATTCAGGTTCACACCTCCACTCACGTGCACACCATATCATGGCATTTTTGCTGAGCCCTGAGGTGGAGTTTGACACAGCAGACTACCCCTCATGTTCCAATGTCACATCACTCATATCAGAAGCAGATGCTGTTCGACTGCATGTGATGTCTGAGGTGAATGAGCTAAAGGACCTATCAAACACAGTCAAGACAGA